ATGCAGCCATTCTTAAAGATCTTGCGACTAATCACCCACAATGGTCACAATGGATTACTTCACATCCTGAACTTAAAAATACAATTATTGCTTGGGCAAAAATTCCTGGTGGACCTACTCAGGAACAAATTGATGCTGCTATTTATCCAACTGATATTGTTCAACAATATAATGCTATTCAACAAAACCTTGATCGGTTAAAAGCACTTTCACCTGGCGAATATAAACAACGAGTTATTNATGCAACCAATGTTGTTGACAATGAAATTGCCAAAGAAGGAATTACAATTTCTGCTGATAACCACCAAAAACTTGTGGATGCAGCTCTTAATAATGCTTGGAGCAATGGAAGTACAGAACTTACAAAAGCAGTAAGTGCTTACATAGATCTTTCTACTCAAAAGTATGGATCTCAAGTTGGATCGAATAATATATCTGCTAAAACAAGCGGAACTATTGCAGCCAATCTTGATACATTTGCAACCATTGCAGCAAATTATGGAATACCAGTTCCAACTAACCCAACTCAACTTAATGATTTTATTAAACAAGCAATCGGACCCNATGGTTCAACTCAAGCATTTACAGACTATGCCAAAGCACAAGCAACTCAACTTTATCCNTGGATGAAAGGTTCTCTTGATGCNGGCGGTACTGTTAAGGGATATTTAAATCCTCTTGGAACTCAAATTGCTAATACTCTTGGCATCAATGCTGCAGACATTAATTGGCAAGATCCTAAATGGTCAGGGCTTGTAACATCTTATGATCCAGCAACAAAAACAAGTGTGCCTAAATCTATCAATGATATTTTGACAACAGTTAAAACTGACCCTAAGTATGGTTATGACAAATCAATGCCAGCAATAAATCAAGCTTATGATTTGGCATCAACCATTAAAGCAACTTTTGGATTTGGAGCATAACATGGCAATTTACCAACCTGGGGTTAATATGATGACTGATGGTGGAAATTCACCTATTGCACTTAGCCCTGAACAAATTGCAGCCCGTCTTGCAGTTTCCGATGCCCGTGCAAACGCTGAAGCAACCGCTAAATTAGTTGGTGGAACTGTTGATGAAAATGGCATGGTTGTTATGCCTGCAAATTATCAAACAGGGTCAATTAGTAATACCCCATTATCAACAAACCAAAAAATTGCTAATACTATTTCTGCTTATGCTGCTGCTCATCCCGCACCAGCAGGAACACATTACGGTACAACGCTTGGTCCTGATGGAAATCCAATTCTTTATAAAGATCTAACTGCATCATCCCTTGGTTTGGGTGGCAATGTTACAGGTGCAGGAATAACTGGTGGAACTGGTTCGGGAATAACCGGTGGAACAGGTACAGGGGCGGGAGCAGTTACCGTCAACCCTGGTGGAAGTGTTAATGCAAACCCAGGAGCGCTTCAAATAATTACTGATGCCCTTAATGCTGCAGGTCTTGGATCTCTTGCTTCAAAAGCATGGACAATGTGGAACCAAGGTTTTGATATAAATGCAATTATGGATGACCCAATTAATGGAATCCGCGCTCAACCTGTTTATAAGCAAAACTTCCCTGCAATGGCAGCATTAAATGCTGCAGGTCAAGGAATTACAGAAGCTGCTTATCTTGCAAAAGAACAAGCAGATATTCAACTGCTTAAGCAATTTGGTATTCCTTCAGGAGTTTTTGATACCAAGGATTATCTTGGAAGTCTTATGACAAATAATGTGACTACACAAGATCTTCAAAGTCGCCTTCAGGCTGTATCAGATACAGTCAATTCATTTGACCCATCTGTTAAAAAGTATGCTCTTGATACTTATGGACTAGATGCTGGACATCTTGCAGCATGGGCGCTTGATCCAACTAAGGCTTTGCCAGTTATTCAACAACAGGCTAAAGCAGTACAAATTGGTGGAGCAGCATTAATGAACGGCTTTGCTGGTGGACTTGGTGCTAATGGGGAACTTAGTACTGCACAATCAGAAGCCCTTGCTGGTGCTGGTGTTACTCAATCTCAAGCACAAACTGGATTTAACAACATTGGTCAGCAAGGTCAATTTGCTCAAGCCCTTCCTGGGGATGTATCGGGCAATGTCAGTAACCAACAACTTATTAATGCTCAGTTTGGCATGAACCCTAATGATGTGATTGCTCTTAAAAAAGTACAGCAAGCTCGTATCAATGAATTCAATGCCGGTGGTGCTGTAGTAGGAAATGCTGCTGGTTTATCAGGTCTTGGAACAAGTAACGCCACAGCATAATTTGCTTACTGCTTAGACATTCTGTACGCTTTCGTCTAGAAGGTCCGAGTAATTGTTGGCAGTTTCCAAGTCGTCTGCCTAAGACCTGTTGAGACTTGATGAAAGTCGCCCTGCGAATGGCTTCGTGGTGTCGGCTTTTGGCTTACGAGCCAAACCCAAACTAATCAGCCCCGCCGTACCACTATTCCTAGTAGGTACGCGAAACGGAAATGGAAAATGCAATGAGCGAATATGATTTTGAAGACCAAGAACTAGATAACACAACNGAAGAAAATAACGAACCCGCTAGAGATTCTCGGCANTTTGTACGGAAGTTAGAGCAAGAAGCGAAGGAAGGCAAGGCTGCAAAGCGTCAGGCAGAAGATGCCCGAAACGAAGCAGATGCCGCAAAGCGCGAACTAGCCCTAATCAAGTCAGGCGTAGATGTCGAATCTCCAACAGGAAAGTTATTTGCCAAGGCTTACGACGGAGAAATTTCTGTAGAAGCAATAAAGGCAGCAGCAACTGAATATGGATTGATCGCAACATCTCAGACTTCTGAGGTCAAGAGTGATCTTGATGCGTTAGATCGTATATCACAGGCTGCAGCAGGTTCTACAGGAGCAATTGCTCCTACTGCACTAGATGCAATTCGTAACNCTGCAGATCCTTCTGAAGTGATGAAAGTTCTTCGTGAAAACAACATCACTATTTCGCACGATCAACCAGGTCAAATGTTTAAGATTTAACCTGTTTAACTCCTAGCGAAAAGAGAAACAAATGGCTTTAACAACCACCTCGTCGCTGGATCTCTCGAAGGCNGCGTATGAGATGCTTGCATACTACGCACTTCGCCCAGAGCTATATTACGACGCTCTAGTTGAGGTTCAGTCAACAAACGCTACAAACCGTGGCGTATCAGTACAATTCACAATCGCTTCAGATCTTGCTGAAGCAACAACAGCACTTAACGAATCTTCAGACACAACTCCTGTTGCTATGTCAGATTCTTATGTTGTTGTAACACCTCTTGAATACGGTAACGCAGTTCAACTTACTTCTAAGCTTGGCGCAACAGCGTTCATGGAAGTTAACCCAATTGCTGCAAACATCGTAGGCTGGAACGCTGGTATCTCAACAGACGGTATTGCTCGTAATGCTGCTGGTGCAGGTACACAGGTTGCATATGCAGGTTCAGCAACATCACGCGCAACAGTTGCTAAGACATCAACCCTTGCTGGTAATGATGTTCGTCGCGCAGTTGCAACACTCCGCAAGCAAAATGTCGCTACATTCAATGGTATGTATAAGGGTCTTATCCACCCTGATGCTTCATACGATTTCCGTGGCGCTACTGGTGGAACTAACTGGTCTGATCCTCATGTTTATTCAGATCCTTCAGGTATCTACAATGGTGTAATTGGTAACTTCCAAGGCGTACAGTTCATGGAAACACCTCGCGCTCCATTCTTCTCTGACGGTGGATTGAACTCATTCACAATCAGCACAATTGCTGTTGCTTCAAATGTGGCAACAATTACAACCTCTGCTGCTCATGGGCTTTCAGTTGGTGACACTCTCACCATCTCAGGTGCTACAGCAACATCAGGTACAGGTTCAACTTCACAACTTGGCTTCAACGCTCAGTTCACAGTTGCAACAGTTCCATCAACAACAACTCTTACAGTTTCTGTTCTTGGTCTATCAAATGTAAACGCTGGAACATCATTGACACTTGCTGTTAACTCAGTAGATGTCTATGGAACACTTGTAATGGGTCGCCAAGCACTTGCTAAGGCGTTCTCAACTGGTGGCGGTTATGGCGAGCAAGCTCAGATCGTTGATGTACCTGTTATTGACACACTTCGTCGTTTCACAGGTATTGGTTGGAAGCACTTTGTCGGATACTCTGTATTCCGTCAAGCTTCTTTGTACCGCATTGAATCAGGTTCTTCAATCGGTCAGTAATTAAGTTAGGGGGATGAGTGCGCTTATACCTTTCTCGCCTCATCCCCCGCTTTACCGTTAGGAGTAACATGGCAACTTTTGAACCACCTTCACGCGTTCTTGTTCCTGTTGTTACTCCCAATGTTCCAAAAGAACAGCAACGCCCTTTTGCTTATTTCAAACCGTCTATCCCACGCGGTATAAATGTGTGGATCAATACTTTTAATGAAGTCACCGAAATCCAGCCCCCTTTGTGGCTTGAGCGCACAGTTACAGATGCTGATGGAAACAAACTCAGCGTAACTCCTGGGGTTAAAAAAGTTTATTACGGTGGGCATATTTATAATATTAATGATGAAGAAAAGCGCATCCTCACACAAGCAGGTTACGGTGATAACATTGTCGGGTGAGAAAGGGAGCGTAATGACTTGTAGCCATACAAATCGCAAAATGAGTTTTGTGACACAAAAAAATGGAAGCGTAGAAAAGACTTACATTTGCAAACTATGTGATGCTTCCCTTCCCATTGATGAAGGTAATTTTTCAATAGATGCAGTTCGCTCTATCGGTTTC